AACATACTTAATGGGTGATGTAGTATTTTCTCCACAAGCAATACGAACTATTGTAAAGACACGAACAAAGGGCATAGAGTTTTTTGCGTCTGCTCCACCTTTTGCAGATAACTATTCTAAAGAGTGGGCAGAGCCGTTTGCTTTCAAAGTAAACGACTTTTGGAAACTACACCAAGCAAAAGTAAAGACAGAACAACTTGCCATGCAAGGAGCATTTAAGCGACCGCCTATCGCATGGGAGTTTTGGCAAGTAGTTAAAGGAACAGAAATTAATGTTATCGACTATACCAACTATACAGTTATAAACGATTATACTTGTGACATTGATAAGCCCGAAGATATTAAGAAGTTTGAAGGGGGTGAAGAATGGCATACTATATGATTCATACTTGCGTTAAGCGTCTTTGGTATGTGCGAGACTTTTTAATTCCGTCTATGATAGCACAGGGGATTGCTGGTGACCATATTTTCATTTATCAAGATAAGAATAGTATCGGCAATCTTCGTGCTTGGGTAGATAGTTGTAATAGACTTGTGTATCAAAGTAAATTACATAATATTAAAAACGTATGGCACTTACAAGATGATGTTGTTATCAGCAAGAACTTTAAGAAGATAACGGAGCAGTATGAAGATAATCCAATAGTATGCGGTTTCACTTGTTGTTATGATAAAGAGCCATTAGCAGGAACATTCAAATTGAATGAGTATAAAATGTGGTACAGCTTTCCGTGTATTAATATTTCTAATGATATTCTCGGTAAATTTACTGAGTGGGCAAATCTCAATCTTTGGCAAAGTCAGCATTTCAGAGAAGCAGTTAAACGTGGTAATTGTGATGATATGATATTCAGAGAGTGGCTGTATGATACACACGGCGAAGAAAATGAAATTAATCTTGCACCGAACATTGTCAATCATATAGATAAGTGGTTGGGGGGCTCCGAATGTAATAAACAACGTGACCCTAACAAAGATACAATGTCAGCATTTTGGGAAGATAATGGGGAGTTAGCTCAACTGAAAAAGAAGTTAGATGGCTATAAAATCAATCATTGACAAGCGCATAAACATTTAGTATAATGATTAAGTAACATAGTTACACATAAAAACATTAAACACAGAAAGGACAGTAGTTTATGGCACGTTTCACAGGCGAAAACATTGAACAGTATGGCTCTCAAGGGGGCGGAAGTAAGGGGACATTTTTCTCGTTGAAGAACGATAAAGATGTGGCAAGAGTAAGATTTCTTTATTCATCAGCAGATGATATTGAGGGTTTTTCAGTACACAGAGTACAAGTAGGAGACGGAGAGCGTTCTGTAAATTGTTTAAGAGAACTTTCAGACCCGATTGATGTGTGTCCGTTTTGCAGAGAGCGTTTCCCAGTACAAGCAAAGATGTTTGTTCCGCTTTATAATGAGGACACAAATCAGCTTCAGACATGGGAGCGCGGTAAGAAGTTTTATGGACAGATTTCAGGACTTTGCGCTCGTTATCCAAATATAGTAAGTCAGGTATTTGATATTGAGAGAAATGGTAAGCCGAGAGATACCGCAACAACATATCAGATTTTCCCTGTCGGAAGCGCAGATGGCACAACAGTTGAGGATATTCTCGATGATTTGGGCATTGATTCACTTCCGAGTCCACTTGGAACAATAATTCTTAATAAGACCGCAGAAGAAATGGAAGAATACATTTCAACAGGTGAATTTCCTTCAAATGATAATGCTCCTGTTCGTAGAAGAAGCACATCAACCGCAGAAGAGGAGCCGAGACGAAGAGGCCGAGATATTCCTACAAGAGGCAGAGGAGATAGATTCTAATGCCACAGATAGACTTGTTTGGTGACATAGTTAGACCTAACAAAGCGTCTGATAAAGCAATAGCAAAGAAGTCCAATGCAAAGTCAAAGAAGTCGCCCGCTACTGTAAAAGGTAGCGGTTTATCATCAAAGATTGAACTCGCCCGTAAGTTTGTTGAGGAACATCTTGGTAAGTATAAGAATGAGTATTTGACTATAACAGATGAACAGGTTTTGAAGAAGTATGTATCTGATAGTGGTAATGCTATTGGTATTGATACAGAAACATCAGGTCTTGACCCAATGCAAGATAAGATTATCGGTATTTGTTTGCATAGTCCAAATACTCAGCCAGCATACATACCGTTAAGACATAAATCACATATAACAGGAGAATTGCTTGATAATCAATTATCTCCTAATGTAGTTGCAGATATTCTCAAGCCTCTTGAGAGTGCAGATGAGGATATAATGTTTAATGCGAAGTTTGATATGCGGTTTATGCACAACGATTTGGGAGTAGATTTACATTGTACTTGGGATTGTTATTTAGCTGGCAGACTTATGAATGAGAATGAGCCTAATAAAGGTCTTAAAGCATTACATTCAAAGTATGTTCTTGAAGGTGCAGAAGATGAGTTTAGTTTTGGGGAGATATTCAAAGATATTCCTTTTGAGTATATTCCGATAGATATAGCAACATTGTATGGCGCGCATGACGCTGTTATTACATGGGAGTTATATCAGTTCCAAAAGCAATATCTATATTATAATCCCGAAGAAACTTTTGAGAGCAGAAATAGCATGAACGGGGTAGCATGGTGTTTCTTTAATATTGAAATGCCTTGCATCGAAGCGGTATGTTCAATGGAAGATAATGGGGTGTTGCTTGACAAAGCGTATGCAAGTCATTTAAGCGAAGTATATACACAAAAACGTGATACTATACTAAATGAGTTTTACAACGCATTAGAGCAGTATTCTGACGCTATCCAAGCGTATCGTATGCAGAATGATAAATGCAAACTTGACAATCCTATAAATATAGCAAGTCCAACACAATTAGCAATCTTGTTTTATGACATCTTAGGTTGTGAAGTTATTGATAAGAAGTCTCCGAGAGGTACAGGCATAGATATACTAAAGAAGATGAATAATCCTATTGCTGATATTATTCTTGAATATCGTGCAATAGATAAACTGTTAGGAACTTATATTGATAAACTCCCTAATTGTGTCAACCCGAATGATGGGAAGATACATTGTAGTTTCAATCAATATGGTGCAGATACAGGAAGATTTAGTTCATCTGACCCTAATATGCAGAATATACCTTCTCATAATAAGGACATTCGTAAGATGTTTGTTGCGAGTGACGGATATGTTCTTATGTCCTCAGATTTCAGTCAGCAAGAGCCTAAGGCATTGGCAGCTTTGTGTCGTATAGACGGTGACAGTCAAATGTATGATACATTTATGCAAGGGAAGGATTTGTATTCAGAGATTGCGAGTAAGGCATTTAATAAGCCTTATGAAGAATGTTTAGAGTTTAATCCTGATGGTAGTACGAATAAAGAAGGCAAAGAACGTAGAACTCAAGCAAAGTCAATTCTATTAGGCGTGCTATACGGTAGAGGTACAGCAAGTATAGGTGAACAGTTGCATTGTACTACTGAAAAGGCAGACGCAATTAAGAATAGTGTGTTTAGGGGTTTCCCCGCTATTAAGAGGTTCGAGCAAGAATCATTAGATTTTGCATATGAAAATGGATATGTAACAACTATCGGCGGTAGAAAACGAAGATTGCCTGACTTAATGCTTGATGAATATGAGTTTAAGTGGATTGATGCTCCTAAAACAGATGATGTACTTGATTTTGAAGGTGATATTGATACAGAAGTTCCTGACGAAATTTGTAACAAATATCTTCGCAAATTACATCAAGCACGATTCGGTCAGAAGCGTAAAATCTTTGAGGAAGCAAACAAGAAAGACGGAATATGGATTATTGATAACGGAGCAAAGATAGCAGATTCTACCAGACAATGTGTCAATAGTCGTATTCAAGGAAGTGCCGCAGACTTAACAAAGTTGGCTATGATAGAACTGTATAAAAGTGAGAAGTTAAAGAAATTAGGTTTTAGACTTCTTATTCAAGTACATGATGAAATTATAGCCGAGTGTCCAGAAGAGAATGTTGAAGAATGTTCTAAATTATTGGCAGAAACAATGTCAAAGGCGGCAGAGAAGTTATTGGAAATGCCTATCAAATGTGATGTAACAATCACAAGAGAGTGGTATGGTGAGGCGATTGAATTATGAGTAAACGAATTGCTATTATAAATCCAGTTGGTTTTGATGGCCTCGGTTCTGAAACTTTGTGTATTCAATATGCGAAATTGGGGTTAGATGTGTGGTTTTACTCTGAAACAAATATAGAAAATGAGTATGTCCACATCTATTCTTCTTCTGACGAGTTATTGGAATTATCAAATAACTATGATAGACTATTATTTATAAATCTTTGGTTTGGTGTTGAGGTGCCCGATAACGTACTTGATAATTTAATACTATTACGAAAAGAGCGCCCATCATTGGAGCTGTGTTATATTTATTGTGCCAGAAGTAATAGTCTAATGAATAAACTTTTACCAAAATGTGATAAGTACGGGTTTATGTTTGATTGTGTATTCACTTTATCTGGAGATTTGCAAAATTTTAATAGATGCCCAGTAATACAAATGCGATTAAACGCAATTACTTTGGATAAATATTCTGCGATGCCAATAGAATCTCGTAAGCCAATAATTTTTACATCTGGTAGAGTAGCTTCATTTAAAGGCACATTAAAATATTTTAAGGCTATAAATCAGGAGTTCTTATCATCAACAGGTGAATTTTCTTATATCCATGAAGGAGCAAATTTTACATTTCATAAAAACGACAACGGTGTTAGTGGCTCAGTTGTTTTAATGCCTTTGTTTGATACAACAAAACATCCAAAAGAAGTTAGGTCAGAATATATCTTTAAGCGATATGGTGAGGTACCTCAAAGAGGCAAATTAAATATTTATGGCGAATATAATCGTGATGAGGCCCCTCAAAGATGGCAAAATTATTTTGCAGGTGTTTGTTGTATATTGGGCACAGTTAGTGATTATGTTGATGATAATTCACTATTTGATAATGAATTGGTTATAAGAGACCCTAAAGAGCGTTTGTATGTTGAAAAAGCATCATTACTTTGGAATGGCGATTTAGAATACGCGGATATTGAAAAGTTGGTTGCTGGTGTACCATTATTTTTCTCAAGATGCTACGCACAGTTATTGGGCTTTACTGATGAGCGACTTATATATAACTGTTTTTCAGAGATATCGGATAAAGTTAATGCACTTGTTAATTATTATGATGATGCAAGAGAATGCCAGTGGAAATGGTTTGTCGATTCAATTTCACGATTGAATACGGAAATAATTGATACATTTACAAAAGATTTTAAGATTGAGAGGTGATAAATAATGCAAATTGAATTTTTTGAAACACAATCGGTAGATAAAGATAATAAGTATAGTAAAAAAGTATTAGTGCCACAGTATTTGCCGAGTGATAAATGCCCATTATTAAATGAATTGTACAGCACGGCAAAATATTCAGAGTTGATGGCAGATATTAAAAATTCATCAGTTTCAGATGAGGAAAAGACATTTTTAATGCGTGCCGCTACTCGTCACATAGTTTTTAACTATTCCAAGATTGCAGACTACTACGCACATGCCACTCCCGAAATGCAGAAGTTAATGGAGCAATCTGCGTTGGTTATTATTGATGTGAATGACGCAATAGCAAATGGATATGTAAAGCTATCTTCTGAAATTAAAAAGATGATTGAGGAGAACTCGCTGTGATTGCAAATAATATTACTGATAATAAAATGTTTGCCCATATTGACCGTGTTTTTGGTGAGCATAAACCTATAACTGCTGATGTATTCCTAAATAATTATTGTAATAATAATTGCCCTTATTGTACTTATAAACGATGGGAACTCGATGCAGGTGCTCGTTCAATGTCGTATGAGGATTTTGTTAAATATGCGAAGAGATTAATTGAGCTGGGTGTGTTGGGTATAATCTTAACTGGTGGTGGTGAGCCAACAATAGCAAAGGATTTTAATAAGATTACAGATTGGTTAGAATCAAATAAGATACATTATGGCATTAACACTAATTTTAATAAGCTGGTGTTTATTAAGCCTGATTATCTTAAAGTATCATTGGATGCTTATAATGAGGCAAGTTATGTTGATAATCGCGGTGTCGCAAAGTATGAAATTGTAAGAGAGAATATCCTTCAATACAGCGAGTGGAAATCAGTTAATAGCCCAACTACAAAATTAGGTATACAAATGTTAGCTAAAAATATGGGGGATGTTTATAAATTTTATGAAGCTAACAAGTCACTACCCGTAGATTACATTTCAATTAGACCGATGGAATCTACTTGTGGCAGTTATTATAAAAATCTTGTGGCGTCCGACGCATATGCTGATTTGTTGCCAGAAAATATCATTAAAGCTATAAATCAATTGGCGAGTTTAGATAAGCGTGTTATTAGAAGTTTTAAGTGGGATTTACTTTCTACACAAGAAGAAACTTGTACTGCTGGTTGGGCACAAATAGCACTTAATGAGTTGGGAGAGGTTATGTATTGTTGTCATAAGCCATATCAAATAGTTGGTCATATTATGGATGATGATATCCTGGAGAAGAAAAATAGTATCGGTACAGATATGTCAACTTGTGATATACCGTGTAGAATGACTGCCCCAAATGCACTTGTAAAACGAATGTTGTCAGAACAAGGTGATGTTAATTTTATTTGAGGTAAATTTATGCGAAATGATTTTGTTGTGTTTATATTAACCCACGGCAGAGCAAATAATATGCACACATATAAAGCGTTAATGCGTGCCGGGTATACTGGTAAGGTAATCTTTGTTGTCGATAACGAAGATAAAACAGTTGAGGATTATTATAGTAATTTTGGTCGGGAAAATGTGTATGTCTTTGACAAGATAGAAAAAGCAAAACAATGCGATAGTATGGACCTTAGCCCTGACAGAAGAGCCATTATATATGCAAGATGCGCAACCTATGATATAGCAGAAAAATTGGGAATAAAATACTTTTTGCAATTGGATGATGATTATAGCAATTTTAGAAGTCGTGTTGTTGATGGCAATTCATTAAAAACTGTATATATTAGAAACTTTGACCACATTGTTGATATTATGATAGAGTTTTTAATTACATCCGGGGCAGATACAGTTGCATTTTCTCAAATAGGTGATTTTATAGGTGGTGTGGGGTCAAAAGTTTGTAAAGACAGATTGGCAAGAAAAGCCATGAACTCATTTTTTTGCAGAACCGATAAGAGATTAGTTTGGTCTGGCAGAATGAACGAAGATGTAACGGCATATATTACATTAGGTGGTAGGGGGAGACTGTTTTTTACAATCGCAGATTTATCAATAGACCATCTTGCAACTCAATCATTATCTGGCGGTATGTCTGAAAGTTATTCAGATTCAGGTACATACATTAAAACTTTTTATACTATAATGTCCGCACCATCCTCAGTTAAGTTATATACTGTCGGCACTTCGCATAAGCGATTTCATCATGTAATATCTTGGGAAAATGCTGTGCCAAAAATAATAAGCGATATTTATAAGAAAGGAGACATTTGAAAATGTCAAAAATCACAATCAGTACAACACAGTTACAGGCTTTGGTAAACAAAGCAAATCAAGGCGTAGGCGCAAACAAGTTGCTCGATATTTCAAATTATGTTGGCATCAAAGCAACATCAGACGGATTAAGTCTTTATACAACAGACGGTGAAAACACATTGTGGGTATCAATGTCTGTTGAATCTTCAGGTAACATAGATGTTACTGTTAATGCGGAGACATTCATTAAGTTGATAAATAAACTTACTTCCGATACTGTTACACTTGAAGCAGATGATAAGGCCTTAACTATAAGCGGTAATGGTTCTTATAAGTTAGATTTGAAGTTAGATGATGAAGGCAACATTTTGAGTTTCCCGACAAATGATTTTAGTGGAGAGTTTGACGAGGTTGGAACTATTACGCCGAGCGATATTCAGACAATGCAATCTTCCTTGAAGTCTGCCCTCTCGATAAATGCTGGAAGTGCTTATTCGGAGTATTATGTAGGAGAATTTATTAGTGCTACTGATAAGGCTATGCTTGGTTTGTATGAGCG